TCTGTTGTTAGTAATTGTGGAAAAGACGCTTCCTCATCGTGGGCAATTCTCTGGTTTATGGTAACTCGTCCTTATGCAAAGGTTGCTTGTACAGCGCCAACAAATAGGCAGTTACGTGATATTCTGATGGCAGAATTGTCGAAGTGGTTGCGTGGCTCGTTAGTTGCTGACGAGTTTGTTATTCGTAAAGATATTATCTTTCATAAGGAAGCACCTAAAGAATGGTGGATTAGATTTATTTCTCCTTCAGTTCGAGCGACTAAAGAAGAGCAAGCTGAAACCCTGGCTGGGTTGCATGGCGAACATTTACTAATTGTGGTCGACGAAGCCTCCGGTGTTCCCGATCCAACCTACATACCATTAGAAGGCGCTATGACCCAGCCAGACAATAAAGTAATTCTGATTGGAAACATGACCAAGAATTCTGGTTATTTCTATGATACACACTTTCACACTACAATTTCAAGTTCTTGGTGTAAGATACATTGGGATAGTCGAAAGTCTACTATAGTAGATAAGAGTATGCCTGAGTATTTTGCTCGTAAATATGGGGTAGATTCTGATGTGTACAGAATTCGTGTTATGGGTGAGCCTCCTTCACAAAACACAAATACACTTATTCCTTTGTGGGCTGCAGAACAGTGCATCGGAAACGAGATTCTGGTTGCTGATAATGAGCCGTTGTATCTTGGAGTAGACGTAGCACGATACGGAGATGACGCATCTATTATATTACCCCGACACGGACTGAAAATCCTTCCTTGGGAAACCTTTAGAAAGCTGAATACAATTGACCTTGGCGGATTTATTAATCAGACCTACCAGGAAATTGGAGCATCTGGTTGTGCAATAGACGTTATTGGTGTTGGAGCAGGTGTTGCTGATTGGCTTGAAAAAAGAAATATGCCTAATTTGTACCAAGTTAATGTTGCCAACTCTTCCAGTGACCTTGAAAAGTATAACCGACTGAGAGATGAGTTATGGGTAAGAGTTAGAGATAAGTGCTTACTTGGAACATATTCGTTTCCTGAAGTAGCAATCAATGGAGAACATGAAACACTAGGACAGAAGCTTGCGAATGAGCTTGCTGTTGTTCGTTACTCCTTTAATGCTCACGGCGGAATAAAGGTAGAAAGTAAAAAGGAATTAAAGTCTAGAGGAGTTGATAGTCCAAATATTGCTGATGCTTTATGTTTGACGGAGTACTTTTCAAATACAGCTACAAGAGTATTTGCAAAAGAGAAACCTCAACATATACCACAAAAATATGCTGGCGCAAATGCAGCGCAGGCTTGGATGGGATAATGACTAACGACTTTGTAAAAGATGTAAGATATTTTTCTGATTCTGGTGTACTTGAAGTAGAGTCTCGAGCAGGAGTAACGTGGCAGTATGTTACAGTTTCTCCTGAAGACTATTCAGTACTTCTAGCTGCGTCGTCTATGACTGACGCTGTAAGAAGACTTATTCATAGTGGCAGAGTTGTAGGAATACGAAAGGCTTATGACGCATGACTGATTCAGAACAAGCTATTTTAAAAGAAGCAGACGATAACCTAAAGATTGCTATGGAGCTTGATAACGAAAATCGTAAACAAGCTTTAGCTGATTTGGAGTTTATTGCTGTCCCAGGAAAGCAGTGGCCAGATGATATTAAATCGCAAAGGCTTGCAGATAATCGTCCTTGTTTAGAAATTAATAAGATGCCAGCTTTTGTTGACCAAGTTGTTGGCGACCAGAGAATGAACCGACCTTCAATAAAGGTTCTTCCTGTTGATAATGTGAGCGATCCTGCAGTAGCAAAAATTCTTGGTGGTTGGATAAAGCACGTTTTTAATATTTCTCAGGCAGACGTAGCTATAGATCACGCTTTTGAGCATGCAGTATCCTGTGGTTATGGTGCTATGAGAGTTGTTACAAAGTATGTGTCTGACGAGTCTTTTGACCAGGAAGCTTATGTTCAAAAGATTGAAAACGCCTTGGCGGTTTACTGGGGACCTCATGAGGAGTATGATTGTTCTGATGCTCCATATTGTTTTATTCTTTCGGATATGCCCAAAGAAATATACAAAGCAACCTATAAAAAGGATGGCACAGGTTTTACTGGTGGCGATTCTCAGTTTTTAGCAAGGTGGTCTACTAAGGATACAATTCGTGTAGCAGAATATTTTAAGAAAGAACCTGTAGAATACAAATTATATTTGCTTGAAGATGGAAGAACAGAGAAGATTCTTGGTGAGCAGGATAAGGTTTTAGTTAAGCAGGAGAGAAAAGTTACAGGATATAAAATTGTTTGGCGTCTTTTATCTGGTGATGGGGTTCTTGAAGAAAGAACTTGGGTTGGCAAGAAATATATTCCTGTTATCCCAGTATGGGGTAAAGAAGTAAATGTTGGTGGTAAGCGATATGTTCGTGGTCTTGTCAGAAATGCTAAAGACTCACAACGGATGTATAATTACTGGCAATCAATCGATACCGAAGTAGTTGCTTTACAGCCAAGAGTTCCTTATCTTGTTACACCAAAGCAGATTAGCGGGCACGAAGGAATGTGGCAGAACGCTAATAAAATGAATTACTCTTACTTGCTTGTTAATTTTGATAAAGATGCTCCAGACTGGCCTCATAGAGAAGCTCCGCCTCAGGCGTCTTCTGCTATGATTCAGAAGATTGCTCAGACTGATCAGGAAATGCGTGATACTATTGGGCTTCAAAAAGCAAGTCTTGGCATGCAAAGTAATGAACGTTCTGGCGCAGCAATTAGAGAACGTAAGAAAGAGGGAGATGTTGGAACTTTTGCTTTTACGGATAACCTTGCAAGATCAACTGCTTATCTTGGAAGGGTTTTATTGGATGTTGCCCCAGGAATTTTGGACACACAGCGGATTATCAGGCTTGGATTAGATGATGAAACCTTTGAGTTTATGGAAATAAATAAGAGGTCTGAAGATGGAAAAATCTTTAGGGATATGTCTATAGGACATTATGATGTTCGAGTATCTGTCGGTCCAAGCTTTACAACGCAACGAACAGAAGCTAGAGAATCTATGCAAGCCTTTATTCAATATTATCCACAAGCAGCTCCTCTTATTGGAGATTTGTATGCGAAGGCTAATGACTGGCCAGGTGCGGACGATGTTGCAAAAAGATTGGAACATTTACTTCCGCCTGAGATTAGAATTAAAAATGAGATGAAACAGGCTAAATTTGAAGGAAGAGAACCAGAGCTTCCTACTCCTCCACCGCCTGATCCTAATATTCAATTAAAAACTCAGGAAATGCAGTTTCGTCTTGAAGAGCAGAAGGTTCGACTTGCACAAGAGAAAGTTCGGCTTAAAACTATTGAGCTTAAATCACTTCTTGAACTTCAGGGAAGTCAGGACAATATAAAAGCTATGGTTGAGAATATTCTTAAAACCAGAGAAAGTGCTGCAAGTCCAGCTGGTGGGAATGGTAAGGACTATACTGCTGAAGCTGCAGCAATAGAGGAGTCTGACAATGTCTGATAAATATGTTGCAAATGATGCTTCTAAAGCTTTTATGCGAAAGGTTGGAGCAATTCCTGATAAGAAGTATCCTGACTCTGGAGTACTTGAGTTTGATGATAAAGGAAATGTCTCTTGGTACAATAAAGGTGTAAAGAAAACTCTTCAAAAAAGTAAAATTCCTCTGGGAGTAGGAATGGCGGAGGGAGAAGAAAATAGTGTGGAGGATAATAAAATGGGTAAAAACTCTGTAACCGAATCTTATAAGGTGTTTCCAAATGAGGTTGAAGAGGCTGAGGATAAGTCTGTTCCTGCAGCTACAAAACTTCCTAAGAGAAGAAACCAAAACGCTTTCAATGCAGCTATTGAAGGCGGAATGAAGTATGTGCGAGCTATTGCTAATGGGAGGGACAGATGAAAGATTTAGTTAATATGGAATTACCTCTAAGAAAGCTTAAGGAAGATACTGCTGTAGCACAGTTAAATGTTAATGGCGATAAATTTCCTTATGGTTTAAGGCTTTCTTTGGAGAAAGAACAAATCGCTAAACTTCCTCAGGTAAAAGACTTTAACGTTAAAGATAGAGTTCTTATTACTGCTGAAGCTAGTGTTAGTGAAGTCAGAAATTTTCAGAGGAATGGAGAAGAGGAAAGCTATTCTGTTTCTCTTCAAATAGAAAAAATGGATGTTTCTCGTAAGAAGTCTGTAAAAGAAATGAGCTTGAAAGAGTATCAAGTAGCAAGAGAAAATAAAGAAATCTAACAATTTAACTGACCAAGCTAACCTTGGGCATCATTCGAGGAGAATGCAAAATGCTAAAAAGTATGGAAGAAGTAAATGATACAATTAAAGTTGTGAATGAAGTTGACAATCCGAATTTAATGTCTGTTGATTCAACTGAACCGTTCAAGACTAAAGTTGATGTAGTCGAAGAAAGTAAGAAAGAAGAGTTAAAGCAGACTGAAGATAAAGTAGCTGAGACTGAGGCAAAGACAAAAGCAGAGGCAGAAGCTGCAGCAAAAGCAGAAGACAAAAAAGATAACGAAGCCGATAAAGCTAAAAAGGAACTAGAAGAAGCAGAGGCTAAAAAGAAAGAACTAGAAAAGGAAGGCAAGACAGAAGAACTTAAAGGAGTCGATAAACGTATTGGTGAGCTAACTAAAAAATGGCGGACGGCTGAGAGAGAACGAGATTATGAGAAAGCGAAACGACTGGAAGCCGAAGAAAAGTTAGCAAAATTTGAAAGCACTAATACTGATAAAGATAATCCCAAACCAAAACGTGATGACTTCGATTTTGATGAGGACTATATTGAAGCTCTTACTGAATGGAAGGTTGACCAGAAGCTAAAAGCTTCTGCAAAGAAAGTTGAAAAAGAAGTTACTGACGGAAAAGAAAAAGAAGAGATTACTGAGACATGGAAAGACTTAGATAGCGCCATAGATGCAGGAAGAGTAAAATATACTGACTTTGATAAGCTTGTTGTTCTCAACAAAGATCTTGTGCTCAGCACAGCAGTTGTTACGTTAGCTCTTGACACTGAGGTACCTGCTGATGTACTCTATTGGCTTGCTAAAAATCCCGATAAGTCTGCAGAGATTTCAGGAATGTCTCCTATAAAAGCTGCGCGGGAAGTTACTAAAATTGAAAGAGAAGTTTTGTCTGCTTCTTCACAGGAACAAGAAGAGGAAGAAAAGAAGAAGCTTGAAGAAGAAAAGAAGAAAAAGCTTGAAGCAGAAAAACTAAAGAAGAAAGACACAACGAAAGCTCCTGCCCCGATTACGCCTGTGAAAGCAGATGGGGTAATTGAGAAAGACCCCGAGAATATGACTGCTGCTGAATATCGGGCATGGAGAGAAAAAGGAAATCAAATATAAGGAGTTAGATTATGGCATCAAGTAATACATTATTAACTCCTACCGTTATAGCTAAAGAAGGATTAATGCAGTTACTCAACAGCTTGGCTATGGGTAGGAATGTTCATAGGGACTATAAGAACGAATTTGTAAAGGTTGGTCAGTCTGTTACAATTCGTAAACCTAATAAATTTAGAGCTACTAAAACTCAGGCACGTAGTAATACCAACCTAGCTGAACCGTCAACTACTATTACTATGTCCACGCAGGCTCATGTGAGCTGGGCGTTCAGTTCTGTGGAACTTACACAGACAATCGAAGATTACAGTAAGAGATATATTGCTCCTGCTGCTGCAGCGCTTGCGAACCAGTGTGATGCTGATTTGACAGCGTTGTATTTAAATGTTTATAACTACGCTGGTACGCCTGGAACGACTCCTGCGACTTTCAAAGCGCTTGGTGATAGCCAGACAGTACTGGATGACGAAGCTGGGCCTGCGAATACTCGTCGTGTAGGTATTCTTAATCCTGCTGCGAACTGGTCGTTAGCGGATGGTCTCAAAGGAACGTTTGCTCAGGGTATTGCAAAAGATATCATGACCAGAGGTTTCTTGGGCAAAATTGCTAACCTGGATTTGTATATGGATCAGAATATTCAGAGGCATCTGACTGGTAAGTTTACTGCTGGTGCTACTCCGCTGATTAACGCTACCATTACGGATACTGCGACACAGGTTGTTATGAAGGGTTTTGATAGCACTAACAACGACATTCATGCTGGAGATATTTTTACTATTGATGGTGTGTATGCAGTTAATCCTATGTCGGGTGCAAGCACTGGTGTTCTTCGTAGGTTTGTTTGTACTGAGCGTGTTGCTTCCGACACTACTGCAACAGTTAAAGTTTCTCCGACTATTGTGTATGGAGCTACCAATCCGTATTCAACAGTTAATGCGTTTCCTGCGGAGAATGCTGTTGTTACGTTTATCGGAACAGAGGAAAGCTACTACCCTCAGAACCTTATGTTCTCAGAAATTGCGTTTGCGATGGTTACTACACCTATTGAAATGCCTGCGAATGTTTGGGGTGCTAGAGAGTCTGATGCGGATACAGGACTTAGTATTCGTGTCGTGAAGCAGTATGATATTGATGCGGACGAAGAAATCATTCGCCTTGATGTCCTTTATGGTGTGAAGACACTGTATCCTGAGCTTGCTTGCAGATTGATAGGTTAAGGAGGTAATCAAATGAGTTACCTTTTAAGATTATTTGAAAATGCGTCAGAAGCTGTAACTATCCCTAATCCATTAACTTTTAGTGGGGCTGTTGCATTTACTGGCGCACTTAATTTAGCAGGAGCTACTGTTACTGGTATGACATTAACAGGTTCGGTGGTTGCTCCTGATGCAGACGATGGAGCTGCATTAGGTAGCGCTTCTTTGAAGTGGTCGGATTTGTTTCTGGCAAGCGGTGCAGTAATTAACTTTAACAACGGTGATGTTACCATTACTCACAGTACTAATGCGTTGGCATTTGCAGGTGCTTCAAATGGTTACTCCTTTGATGCAATTATTTTCCCTGCATCATCGGATGGGGCAGCTCTTGGTAGTGGTACTAAGATGTTTAGCGATTTGTTCTTGGCATCTGGGGCAGTAATTAATTTTAATAATGGTGATGTTACTATCACACATAGTAGTAATACACTAGCGTTTGCAGGTGCTTCAAGCGGTTATACTTTTGATGCACTTATTACTCCTGCGGCATCAGATGGTGCGGCACTTGGGTCAGCGACAGTAATGTGGTCGGATCTGTTTCTTGCCAGTGCAGCAGTAATTAATTTCAATAACGGAAACGCTTTGCTAACTCATTCAGCTGGTCTGCTTACTTTCTCAGCTGGTAATGTTGGTTTTGGTGTTGACGCTACTGGAATTGATGTTACCTTTTATGGTGATACTACAGCTTACAAAGTGTGGTGGGATCAGGACGGTGACACTAATGGTGCTTGGTATTTTGGCGTTGATACTAAAGGTGTTTTGGTAAGTGCCTACGGTGCAGTTACTGGATGCGGAGTATTTTGGAATCCTGACGGCGATACTAATGGAGCACTTTCTATTGGTGCATCAGGTGGTAGTAAAGGTAATGATTTCCTTGCATATGGTGCTACAAACGAAAACTATATGCACTGGGATCAGTCTGCAAACAGTCTGCTGTTAGTTGGAACTTCAAGTGTTTTGAATATTGCTGGTACGACTGCTTCAACGACCTCTGCTACAGGTGCTTTAATATGCGCAGGTGGTGTTGGTATTGGTGGAGCTACTTTTCTTGGAAATACACTGACAGTTGGTGTTGATAACGCTGGTTATGATGCGAAGTTTTTTGGGGAGACAGCAAGTTGTTATCTCTTGTACGATGCAAGCGAAGATCAGCTCGCTATTGTCCAGACCAACGCTGCAACAACTGGTGTGGAGAGAAGCTTAACGGTTTCTCAAACACACACTGGAATAGGAGCTTCAGCAGAGGCTGGCGCATTTACACTAACTACTAATACTATTGGTGGTACTTATCAAAATGCTTTGTTCGCAAAGTTAGACTATGGTACGACTGGTGGTGTTACTGGTTTAGCTGGTGTTATATGTGCTGAGTTAACGATGCCAGGTGGTGATATTGCTGGTAGTGTTGGCACGTATGCTGTGTTTGAAGCAGAAATTAACTGCCCAACCAGTTATACTGCTGGCGTTCCATTGGTTGTCTTCTCAATTAATACTTGGGGAGATGCTGTAGCAAAATTTGATGAGTGTGGATACTTGTTTGATTTGACTGGAGTATCCTCTGGTGCTGGTAGTATCTGGTACGACAATCAGAAAGCGGCACCTGCTGTTGAAGAGTTTGTAAGAGTTAGAACTCCTTCTGGAGTTAGGTATCTTGGACTGTACAACGCTAACGCGTAAGTAATTTAATTGGCTTTAGGGAGTGTGCCATAAACACTCCCGCTAAAAACTAATTAGGAGGAATTATGAAGGTAAATTTTAAGGGAACATTTGAGGACATGGAAGGCAAAGAGATTCTTAGCGGAGATAAGCCTACAACTCTAAAAACGATTGCTATTAATGCTTTAATGGCAACGTACACTGACGAACAAAATCTTTCTGGCGAAGATAAACTGAAGCGTTGGAAGATGGGTCAGAGAATTGTTAATGACGAAGAAGATTTTTCGGTAGAAGACATTGCACTACTTAAGAAACTTATTGGAAAAGCCTACAGTACGATAATCGTCGGGCAGGCTTATGAAATGTTGGAGGGATAAATCATGGCATCAAAGAACAAATTGGTAGGATTTATTACTCCAGAAACTAAAGTTGAAGATGAGATAATTCCCATGCCTGGAGTTATGCCGTGCTGGATGTATCATGAGGATACGAGAAAAGGAAAGTTATTTCAGACTCGTAAAGAACTGGAAGAAGCTATTAAAGATGGTTGGGTTGATACTCCAGCTAAGCTATCAAAAATAAGTGAATAACGTCAAAATTTGACTTTTCTCCACGAATGAAATTGGAGGAGTAAATATATGTTAGTTAGTGATTTAATAAAAGCAGCCTTTAGAAAGTGTGGAGTTTATGCTAGTGGCGAGACTCCTACTACTAGTGAATATGCTGATGCTCTTCTTGCTTTACAAGTTATGCTTCGAAGATGGGCAAGTAAAAGAATACTAGTCTATGCATCGACTTATACTAGTCTTACACTTGTGTCTGGTACAGCTAGTTATACTTGGGGACCAAGCGGAGATATCTCAGGTAATAGACCTCAAGAGCTTATTTCAGCAGTACTTACACTTTCAGACGGAAGTACGGTGATGCTTGAGAAGATAACTGAAGGTAGGTATTTAGGTCTTTTTGATAAAACTGAACAAGACCAACCATCCAGTGTTTTCTACAAGCCAACGTACCCGAATGGTACACTGTATTTTTATCCAACTCCAAATTCTGCTTTAAGTGTTAGTCTAGAAAACTTTCAACCTTTTACAGAATCAAGTTCTTTTGCTTCAATTAATGATACTTTACAACTTCCTCTGAGTTACGAAGAAGCTGTTTTGTATGGGTTGACTATGCGTATTGCTACAGAATATGGAAAGCAACTTACTACTGAAATGATTGGGTTTGCTCAGGGAGCATATAACGACCTAGTTACTTCTAATGCGAATACTACTGTAGAACCTGTTAACCTTGATATTCCTGCTGGAAGGAGTTGGACAAATGGCTAACGGTACTCCTGTTATTGAACTGCCTTTTATTGGTGGAGCTTACGAACAAAGGTCTCCTACGATTAATGCTCAGAGAAGTATTAACTGTTTTCCTGTAATAGATAACAAAGACGCTAAGAAAGTTTTAGCTATGTACCATACGCCTGGACTGAAACTGTTTGCTAATGTTTCAGGATATGGACCAGCATCTGCAGTTGATATGGTAATAAGCGAAGATACTACACTAACAGAAGATTTACGAGTATCTACTCTAGTTATTAACGAAGAAGTTACACTTGATACAGCAGGATATACTATAAGTTGTACAACTTCTTTTACTAATAATGGTACAGTTACTGATACGCATTCTGGAGGAACTGGTGGTGTTGGAGGAGCAGGTGGTACCTCTACTACTATTGATGGGGGAGATGGTGGAGATGCTACTTTAGGAGGAGAGGCTAATAAACCATTAGCTGGTAAAGGCGGAGATGGCGGAAGTGGAGGAGGTGGAGGAGGGGGCGCTACAACTAAAAGTACTACACTTGCTACTAATGGCGGAGCTGGTGGTAATGGAGGAAGAGGTGGCGGAAGAGTAATTATATTTGCGAGGACTGTTACTAACAATGGTACTATAGATGTCAGTGGTGAAGATGGCGGTGATGGAGGAGATGGAGTTGATGGAGCAGCTACACCAGTAACTGGTACAGACTATCTTGTGTATAACATAACTGGTGGTTCTGGAGGAGGCGCAGCGGGTAGTGGAGGTGATGGTGGATCAGTATACATTTATTATGAAACCTTAGCAGCCGAAGGAACTATTACTGTTACTAAAGGAACTGCAGGAACTCGAGGAACTGATGGCGAAGGATATATATTTGAAGGAGTAGCTGGTTCTTATGGATACGCAACTTCTACATATTTTACTTGTTTTATAGGACAAGGTGGTAAAGGTGGGCAAACAGGAAATGCTGCTCACGACGGAGGAAATGGTAATGGCTCTACTTACAAAGGAGTAAGTCCTTATGTAGAACAACTTCCTTTTATATCTTTTGGTGGAGTAGGTTTATTGCGTTTATATCCTCCAACATTTACATCAGACTACATTTTGGCTTCAAGTACTAGAGGAGATTCTTGGCAACCATACATGGCTGTAAACCCATCGCTATCTTTAATAGGGGGTTCTACTAATAATGAATGGAATTCTGCTTTTTATACTATAGCAGCAGTACGTTTTCATATTGATCTAGGAGAAGCGTGTAGTATTAGATTTATAGAGTATGATAATCGCCACGAAAGTGGAGGCTTTACTAATAATGCCTGTAAAAATTTTACTTTTTGGGGCTCAAATAGTGGGAGTGCTTTTAATACTCTTACTTATAGTACTGATACTGGATGGACTGAAATTACTAGTTTAAGTAGTAAGACGTTTGCAAAGCATGCTGAAGCGAATAGAGCTGATACAAATTTTATTACTGTTACTAGCACAACTAACTATCGATACTACGCATTTAAGATGACAGATCACTGGGAAAGAAGTTCACATTTAGGTCTTCGTAATATTGCACTAATAGGTAGTGTTACGGCAGAATCTACTGCAGTAGATGGCACAGATGGGACTCTTACAAAAACACAACTTGTGTATCCAGAACTTGTAGACTCTGATGAATTAAGATGCTTTGCTGCTTTCAATGATAATCTATATATTGTAATAGGTTCTTATGTTTTTCAGATTGAATCTGATGGAACTATTACAAACCTTGGAGCACTAGAGACAGGTACAGGTGAAGTCTTTATGGCTTATAATGGCGTAGAGATTTTAATTGTAGATGGAAGCTCTTTTGGGCACTATATTGCAGCTGGTGCGTTGGAAGATGTAAGTATACTAAGTGACTACCCAGAAGCAACTTCTTGTACTTTTATGGACGGATACTTTATTGTTACGAAGAAAGATACTGGGCAGATTTGTATTTCTGGTTTGTATGATGTTAACTCTTGGGATGCGTTAGATTATGCTACAGCTGAAGGTGCTCCAGACGAAGCAATTAGAGTGTTTAGTACAAACCATAACTTATGGGTGTTTGGTTCAGAAACAACAGAAATTTTTTATAATTCTGGTAATGCAGATTTTCCATTTACTCGTATTAACGGAGGACTGATTGAGGATGGTCTTGGTGCAATAGAGTCTGTTTGTTTAATTAACTCACAGTTTTATTGGATGAATTCCAGACGAGAAATTGTTAGAAATGTAGGATACCAAAGAGAAAAGATTTCTACTATTCATATAGACACAGAACTTCAAGGTTATGCTACTGTTAGCGATGCTAGAGGTTGGGAGTACAGACTTGATGGGCATATCTTCTATGTTATTACCTTTCCGACTGCTGACAAAACTTGGGTGTTTGATGTAACTACCGAGTTTTGGCATGAATGGAGTAGCTTTAAAACAGCAGGTGTTGCTACCTATGGAAGACATAGAGGAAACAAGTCTGTGTACTATAATGGTAAGTGGCTAATCGGAGACTATACTGGTGGTAAGATATATGAACTTGATATGAGTACATATACTGATGATGGTGAAGTAATTCCTAGAACTCGAAGAACTCAAGCTGTTGGTGGAGACGCTAATAGAATAGCTCATCATAGGATTGAGCTTTTGTTTGAAGTAGGTCTAAATGTTACTAGTGTTCCACAAGCAAGTCTTCGCTGGTCAGATGATGGTACAAATACTTGGTCTACAGCACAGGTAAGAAGTTTGGGAGCTAGTGGAGAGTATACAAAGAGAGTTATTTGGAACAGACTTGGGAATGCTAGAGGAAGAGTTTATGAACTTACTTATACAGCAAATGCTCCTTTTATATTAAAGGGTTGTATTTCTAATTTAGAAGGAATGAGGTCATAATGACTAGAATTGCTGCGCCAACCAGAGAATCTATTGATAATTTAGGTAGTGTACAGATAACTAATAAAGCTTGGCTTACTTGGTTTCAGAAAATTTCTGAGTATGTGGACAGTGGAACTCCTGGGCCTCAAGGTGAAAGAGGACTAATAGGCTTAACACCAACAATTCAAGTAGGTGATGTTGAAGCTGTTGCCCAGGGTGATGAGTATATCTTAAATGTAGGAACTGCTTTTGCAGCTATCTTTGATTTTGGTGTGCCTAAAGGTGACCAAGGCAAACAGGGCGAAAAAGGAGATACTGGCCCGACTGGTAGTGGTGGCAGTGACTTTTTAATTATGCAGGTATTTGGAGGATAAATGGCAACTGCAGTAAAACGAGTATTAAGTGGAAGTACTTCTGGTAAAGCAATTAAGATAGTAACAACAGCTACTCCAGGAACTTTAATTCATACAGCAGTTGCTGGTACAACTCCAGGGACTTATGACGAAATATGGCTTTGGGGATTTAATAGTGTTTCTTCTGATGTACTGCTTACTGTAGAGTTTGGAGGTGTTACTGTTCCAGATGATATTATATATATTACACTTTTAGGAAGATATGGCTGGATACCTATTGTTCCAGGTTTTATTCTTCAAAATGGTTTAGTAGTAAGAGCATTTGCTAATCAAGCAAATGTTGCAACAATAATAGGGTTTGTAAATAACATGACTGATTAAGGAGAAAAGAAATGAACTGGATTAATGTGCTTAAAAAGAAATTATTTTGGAGAGACAATTTTAATGCTCATCTTAGATTGATTGCTAACTATAAGATGGAGCTGTTTAATAGAGAAGGAAAGTTAAAAGATGTCAGAGTTGGGCATAATTTAGTTACTGATTTGTGTCTTATAATGATTGCTGACCAGCTTTTAGCAAGTCCTTCTATTGCGAAACCAGGCTGGATGGAACTCGGAACTGGTAGTGGTCAAGCAGTAGGTGATAGTGTTTTGGGTGCTTATATAGCTGACTCTAGAACGGCACTAGATAGTAAAACTAAATCTGGCGAAGAAGTAACTATGGTTTGTACTTTTGGTGCAGGTGTTGGTACTGGAGCTGTTACAGAAGCTGGTGTCTTTAATGTAGTAACTCAGAATACAACTGACTTGTTACTTTATGATGATTTTGATGTTATTAATAAGTTAGCAGATGACTCGTTAGTTATTACTTGGAAACTAACAGTAGACCAGTCTGCGTAATAGGAGAACATAATGGCTGACCCTAATTACTATAGAAGTTTTATAGCTCTTACTGGCGGTGGAACAGGAGCTTTAGATAAGTACGATGGCGTAGCTTTAAAAGATGGAGACCCAGCTGTTGGTATCTATGATGGAAAGCTGTATGCTTATAAGTTAAACGCAACGTCAGGAGCAGCTGAGTCTTCTCCTAGTATAATTGCTCCAGATACTAATGCTGGAGATAAGCGATGGATTTTACAGTCTCCTTATGGGCAACTAATTCTTGGTGAAACTTCAGCTGATGCCTATCGAGGTGACAGAGGTAAAACGGCTTATGATCATTCGCAAACAGCTCATGTCCCTACTGTTGGTACAGCGGCAAATTCTTTCTTAGTTTCTGGTGGTGATCCTTATACATATGCTGAAAAGACTATAGCAGATACTAGAACTCTTGTAGTAGAGTCAGTTCGTGTAGGCGCAGTAATACATGGTGTTGATGCTAAGACGACGATGCATGATAATGATAAGATTGGTATTATTGATACTGAGGCATCTAATGTTCTTAAAACCTTATCATGGGCTTATGTAAAGTCAATCCTCAAAACTTATATTGATGCTATGACATCTACTTTTACCAATAAGAGGATAACAGCAAGAATAACTACGATTACTTCCGCAGGTGAGCCTACAATTAATACAGATAATTGTGATGCAGTTACTATTACAGCGTTAGCAGCTGCTATAACTTCAATGACCACAAATTTATCTGGAACACCGACTAATTTCCAGAAGCTAATAATTAGGATAAAGGACAATGGAACAGCAAGAGCAATAGCCTGGGGTGCTAGTTTTGAAGCCAAAGGTGTTGCGTTGCCTACGACTACTGTTATCAGTAAAGTTCTTACGGTAGGGTTTATTTATGACACAGTTACAAGTAAGTGGGGATGCATTGCATCTGCTCAGGAGGCGTGATGATTGAACAAAAAGACATAGACAAATTACTGGCAGGGCGCAAGATAGTTGATGATTACCGCGCCGTAGCGGAGATTTATCGGGAGAAGGTAGCGGTATCGAATACAAAAACGGCAACAGAGATAGCTGCCGCGAAAGAGCAATACGGCAAGCGGGAAGATGCGACAAGAAAGATGCACGAAGAGTTATATAAACTCGGCTTTGGCGAAGGAGCAGACCCTTCCGCTTATGATGCCTTTAATAAAGTCAACAAGCAGATGATTTTGGAAGAATATACTGAAGTAACAACAATCAGTTTTTTAGGGTGCGATAAATGCCCGACCAGAAAATGCGTTGAACTATATGGCGCCGGAGCTTGCGGCAACCAAGATGTGAAAGACATTAAATCAGTGGAAAGGGATATGAGGCTGTTTTTTCTCAAGCTGATTAAAAAAAGTAAAGACGGCTTAAGCAAAAACTTTGCAGACGTAAAAGTATGTCCTGATGGTTACGGATTTCAGTGGAAAAGAAATCGTAATGAGCGTTTTAATTTGGGGTGGGAATAATGGCTACTGAAACCCTAAGACCTAACGGGAATGGTACAACTGATCTTTATAATTCTGCCGGTAATCAAGCCAATAATTATTCTTATGTTGATGAAGTATCGGCAAATGACGCTGATTATGTTTACAATAATAATTCCAATTTTACTACGGTGTGGTGGCTCGACTTATACGCTCTCCCTGATACTTCTATTCCCTCAGGTTCAACAATAAACAAGATTACTTTTTATGCACGATTTAATGCTTTTGACCCAACCACCCCTTATGCAAAATTCGCTTATAAAAGCGAAAGCGGCGGCACGATATATTATTCCAGTGAGCTTGCCCTCACAACCAGCTTCGCCGAGTATTCATGGATACAAACAACCAATCAAAAAACCGGTTTGGCATGGACAATCACAGACATTAATGCGTTAGTTGCAGGGATTTCTTTGTCAGGCTATACCGAAGACAAAGTACTAAAATGTGGTTACTGTTCCCAACTATGGCTGGTTATTGATTATACGGCAGGGGCGGCGGCAGGAAACTTTTTTATGTTCTTTTAAAAGGACTTGATAATAAAATAAACGGAAGGTGATGTAGTGTCAGACATTTACTTTAAAAGTACTGCGGATATGATATTTAAAAGTGAAGAAGATATTATTTTCTACGCTGTAGAAAGTGATATGTCTGTATCAGATACTGTAGTAATAAGTGATAGCATGATTGCTGGAAGCTTGTTTATTAGACTTCTTACTGACACAGTAGTTTTACTTGATAGCCTTTCTAAGAAAGGATATATCTATTTTACTGGTATAGCA